TAAAGAATAAGAAAAAAGGTAAATAATGGCACAAGGTGGAAACTTAGGACAAAGAATTACAGACTTAATAGGAGCTATATATAGTACTGATGTTGATTACGAAGGTGATTTAATTAATGCTGCTATAAATGAAATAGCAGATATGCTTCCTATTGAAGTGCTTGCCAAATATTCCAAGACTCCTGGAGTCCTTACTTCTGCATCTGAATGGCTTACTGAAGGTCGTAAAATACTAAAGGTTACAAGAGTAGATGCTAACAGCGGTGGTATTGAAAGAGAGTGTTTAGGTGTTGATAGAAGAGGATTTGCGGTAGCAGGAGACAGTGGTAGTATATATGAAGCTACTGCTTATAGTCCTATCTTTCATCACGATACAGCTAATGATGGAGCGTCTACACTTAAGGTTTTACCTGTACCTACTTCTGACCAACAAGCAAAAATTTGGTATTTTACATATGTTACATCTACAGCGCCTGATAGTGATATAACGGATTTAACAGAAGCTACTTTAAATACTACAGTATATTTGCCAAATAACTTAATACATGCTATATCTTTAAAGAGCAGTGTTAATATACTTAAAGCTTATATAAGCAATCAAGTTCAAGATGAAGAAGATATAGAGCTTATGCAGATGATAACTAATCAAATGCAATTATTAGAAAAAGATTTTATGACTGAAATGCAAAGATATACAGGTAAGGAAAAACCAGAGGGAGAATAATGACTGCTAAACAAATGATAGAATTAATACAACAACATCACCCTCATATAGGAGAAACAGAAGCTTTATTATTACTTAACGAAGTTAAAGACGAATTCTGTGAAAACACAGAAATAACCAAAACTCTTAGTACTGGATTAACAACAACTGCAGGGCAATTATTATATGATATATCTTTGGGTCCTGATTCTGGAAGCGCAGGTATTTTAAAAATAAATAAAGTATGGATAGGAGATGCTGGTGGAACTTCTGGAATATTAACTAAAAGGCTTCAAGGAACACTTAAATTAAAGGATATAACATAATGGCTAAAAAAGTACAAAGAGGTTGGTTTACAGAGATTGTTAGTGGAGATGTTAAATTAGCTTTAGTTGAAAAAACATCTAGAACTGTAGATGGAATTACTGATGAATGGCAAGCACTAACAGAATCAAGTTTAGGTATTTGGATAGAAGGAACTATAAATGAGGCAGATTTATCGTCTACAGCAAGCACATGGAATGATATATCTGATAGATACCATAAATCTATAGTTGATAAAGTTATAGGAATGGGGTATAGAGACCCTAGAAATAAAGACTTGCAAAGTGCAGAGTATTTTGAAGCTTTATATTTAAAAGGTGAAAAGAGAGCTAAAAAAATGGCAAGGAGTCATTATTATGAAGGCTCTGGAAGAATTATACCGCAAGATTTCTAAAAACTAAGGGGGTATACTATGGATTGGTTTCAAATATTAGATAGATACGGTATTGCAGTAGCAGGTTCAGTAGCTATGGGTTTTTATATATGGAAATCAACTAAGTTTATCCAAGATGAATTAACAAGAGAGTTAAGAGAGTCTTTTGGTAGGATTGAAGGTATATTAGTCAAGCTAATAGACCAACAAAAGAAAATGCAATTAGAACAAAAAGGATTAGAGAATAGTTATAAAACACTAGTGGAAGTAATTGCTAAGCTAAGTGGTAACGGATTAAAAGATAAATTTTTAAGGATGCAAGAAAGAAATGACAACAAAAAATACTAAAGACGATTTAATAATATCACATTTAGAATATATTAGAACTAGGGTTGACCAAATCAATGGAAGAGTCAGAGAAAATGAAAGACAAATATCTTGGATTAGAGGTATAGGAGTATCATTTATTTTTGTTTTCAGTTCTGTAATGACATGGCTTGGCTTAGATAAGTGACAAACTTAGGCTACTTTATATTAGGCTTTATAGTAGTCTTTTTTGGAGGTCTTTGGTGGCTTGGTAAGTGGGAAATGTTTGATATTTATTTTAATGATGATGAAGATTGGGATTTTTAAATGATACAAGGAATGGTTTTGAAAATGATTATTAGTGCAGCAGTAAAGGCTATTAAAAAAGCCCCTGATAAACTTATAGCTAGTGACCATGAAAAAAGAATTAAAGTTCTAGAAGATTTAGCTCATCCAAAGAAAGAGTTAATATGTAAATGTTGCAAAGAAAAAGGAGAATAAATGAAGTCACTATTGATTAATGCTTTAAAGAGTTTGTTTAGTGAAGATATGATAAAAGCTATTGTTGTAGCTTTAGGTGATTATCTAGTAGCTAAAAGTTCTAATAAACTTGATGATAAGCTTTGGGCTCAAGTTAAGAATCGCCTAAACTAAGAAATGATGAAAGAACTTTCAACTAGAATGGTGTTAGTAGTTGACTTAGTAGATAGAGTTAAAGGTAAAATACTAGATAAATTAGTACATAACCAAAAACAAATCTACAAAGATAGTCCAGGCCATTGTCCTAACTGCAACTGTGATGAGGTGGTGGGAGTTGAAATAATGGGTGCCAAAGATGGAGTCCTACTCTGGGAATGTGAAAGTTGTGATGATATGTTTTTAAAATACGAACCCGATAAAACTGAGATAGAATTACAGAGTGCTAAGAATTGTTGGACAAATTCTGATGATTGGGGTTACGTTCCTAGGAGTAAATTTAACTAGGAGTTTTTTGATAAATGAAGAAAACTAATAAAGGGGTGATTAAAAGAGCAATCATCACTCCAGATAAACACGCGCCTATCCACGATAAGGCAGCGATAAATGTAGTTAAACAAGCAATAGAGCTTGTAAAGCCCGAAATATACGTGGATTTGGGCGATTTAGGTGAGTTTAGTAGTGTATCCCACTGGCAATGGAAACGTAAGAAAAAACCACCATTAGAGTACATTATGCCTAAAGTTGATGAAGATATAGAAGAAGTTAATAAGTTACTTGACATAATAGATGAATCTTTGGATAAAGTGAATTGTAAAGAAAGACACATATGTGCAGGGAATCATGATGAATGGTTAGATAGATTCGTAGAAGAGCATCCTTATCTAAACTATCGCTTTGAAAAAGTATGTAGATTCAAAGAGAGAGGATACAAGTATCACCCACCTGGGAAGTATCTTAAAATAGGAAAGCTCTATTTTTATCATGGGCACCATTTTGGTGGTCAATACCACGCAGCGAATCATCTGAGAAAACTAGGTGCCAATATAATGTATGGTCATCATCATTCCCTGCAACAAGATAGTGTGACTTTTATGGATGGACCTAAGTCTGCCTGGTCACTTGGATGTTTAAAGGATATGTCTGCTGAGAAGAATCAGTGGTTAGGAGGCAGACAACATAAATGGGCACATGCATTTGCTATAGTAGATTATTATTACGGAGGAAGATTTACTGTAGATATAGTGCAAATAATAGACGGTAGAACAACAGTATGGGGGAAATTGCTAGATGGAAATATATAACATAACAATACCAGAGGATTATTGGACATCTTCTCATAAAGTAGAATGGAGCTAAATGCCTAGACAATTAAAGGAAATAAAAAACTTTAATCTTGGAACCGTATTGAATGTATCTGAAAAAGATACTCCAAAGCATTCATCTGTATTCTCTTTAAATATTAATCCTGTATCGGAAAATGGTATATTAACTTCTATTAATTGTGACAGATTGTTTTTACCTACTCCTGAGAATACAACAACTGCAAGTTCTCCAATATCTTGGAACTCTGTAAATAATACTAGCACATCATCTTTATCTGATTTGCATAAATTTCATATAAATGATATAGCTATATTTGAAGAAAATAGTTCAGCTAATCTTTCTTATATTGGAACAAAGGGGCACAAAGAGAATGTTATAGTTACAGATATTAGACCTTGGTATGAAAAGGCGATAGCACTTGATGGAAGTCAATTAACATTTTATCCTACAACTACAGTATCATTAACAGATAATTATATTAGCTACAGAGGATTAGACTCTACAATATCTGAAAGCTGTAGTCATATTGTATTTACTAATTTTGTTAATGGAGTAGCAACTATGGAAGTAGATTCATCAAATGCAACTGACCATGATGAAGATGAATTTACAATAGTAACTCCTGATGGTCGAAGTGTAATTTATCAAATAGAAAAAGACGATACTCCTAGTGGAGTTGCTACTGGTGATATTGACAGTGGAAAAACTATGATTAAAATACCTACTGGTAGTATTTCAAATATTGCTACTCAAATAAAAGCAGGTATAGAGCATTCAAATGGTCATGGAGCCAGAATAACAGCTGTTTTATCAAACAAAGATTATTCTAATGATTTAATTACTCTCACATATACTCAGAAGCTTATGCATCAATATCTACTCCTTGATAACTATTTTAGTCTTGCTACTGGTAGTTATGATGGCAATGAGGTTATGAAAGTTGAAAGTGTAGATGAAAATAATAAAAAAATATTTATTAAAAGAGGTTGTTTTGGTACTCCAATAGAGTCATATGCAGCATCAACAAAGTTTTTTATATATTCAAATAGAATAACAATAGATGGTCTTCAAACTGTATATACTAGAGGTATATTTAATATGGTTAATGAAAGTCAATATTCAGGTAATCATATAGGAGGTAACTCTTCTTATTTAAATAGAAGTACAACTGAAGATAATGATACTATGTTAGGTGGTACTATAGTATCTAGTAGTGATGCTGTAAGTTATGACTCAACCAATAAAACAATATCAATAGCAAACCACTCTTCAGTTCCTTTTTACGAGGGGGATACTATAAATGTTTATCATAGTGCTACAAGTACAAGCAATGGGTTTAGTGCCAAAATACTTAAGATAACAGGTAGTAGTCCTATAGTATTAACATTAGATACAGCTCCTCCTACAACAGAAACAGAGAGTTCTGATACGGTATATATAGAGGCTAATTTATTAAAAAACCATACATTTACTCATAAGCAAGGAACTTCAGGTTCTCTAGCATCTACATACGCTTGTAATGATTGGACAAAGCATAGATTGTATGATGGAAATCCGACTGGTTCTGCTAGACATAAGAATGGTTATCAATCAACAACAAGTAGTAATGTTGCTATAGTTACAGGTGGCGGAGGTTATTGGGAAACATCTGTTGGTAATGTAGATTTAGGAGGAACAACTGATAATGCAGGAGAGTTTTATCCTTTTATAGATAATGATGTTTATTTAAAAATAGTATCAACCTATGTAAATGCTGGATATGATGGAGGTACAGTTGCATTGACAAATGCTTTAGTAGCTTCATCAAGTGATGTTACTTTAATATTAAGTAGAAATGTTAATAATCTTTTAGCAGCAGGAGATATATTAAACGAAGGTAATGAATATATGAAAGTTATATCTGTAAAAGATAGGCAAGCAATAGTTCAAAGAGGTTATTTTAATACTGATGTAATAGCTCATAGTGCTACTGCAATTTTAAAGAAATGTGTTAATTATTTAGCAAGACAAACAATATCAAAAGACTTGTTAAAGCCTGGTCAAGACTATTCTCTTTCTTTCTATGCTAGAATAGATGCAGTAGCAGATGTATCATCTCATGCAGCTTTATCTATAAGCTTTAATGGTGGACACATAAATAAAGAAGGGAAATGGGAAAGTCCATTAAGAGATGCATCTAAAGGATATATAGGAGACAATCCTAAAGATTTAGCAAAAGAAGATAGATGGATAGATTTTAAAGATTTAGATAAACCTAATAATGATACAGCGTTAGGTACAGACGATGTTTCTACTCCATGTGCTATGGATGATAATTGGAGAAAATTTGAACTAAAATTCAGTCTTCCAAAGGGAGTTGAATTAACTACAGACGTAGAACTTGATTTATGTGCAAGAGGAAAAGATACAGATGCGGTATGGATAGATTTAATTGACTTAATAGAAGATACTAAATTAATATATGCTAATAAAAACTCTTTATTAAAAACTAATGTTTTACTAGATAATGGTGGGATTAAAGATTTAGTATCTTATGATTCAATAAAAAGAAAATTACAAATTATAACATCTATATTTGAAGAGCCTAGCTTAAAAGAAGATTTTATAAAATCTCCATTTGCAGCAACTACAATAACATCATCTATAGAAGATGCTAGTATTGTTGTTAAAAATAGAGAAGCTCATATTGGGTTTGGTGGTGGAAAAGGAGATACTCCACCACAGTGGCTTGGTTATCCTGGTCATAAATTATTTGATTCTGATTATACATCTGAATTATATCAAGATGAAGATACTGTTCATAAATATGATGGAGATTCTACTTCTGGTAATAATTTTTCTAAAATCTGTTTAGCAGGTGAGCATGAAAGATTAGTAGCTACTTGGAGTGCTGGTAATTCTGATTTAACAATTGCACATACTGCCCATAGTATGAATATAGGCGATAATATCGTTATCAGACAATATAAAGATGTAAGTAATAGTTGGGATGGTAGTGGTGTATGGATAGTAGAATCAACAACTACAAATGCTTTTGTTTGTGTAAGAGCTACTACATATGATGCTAATCCAACAGTTGCAAGTGGTAGTTTAGCCTTTGATACTGATAGTGATGGAACAAAAGATAATGCTGAAAGTCTTATATCATATAGACCTTATTTTTATTATGGTATAAAAGATGGTGATAATTGCATATATAGAATATGGCCTGACACTAGAGTTAAAAGTGGAGGCTCAGGTGATGGAAGTTTAAATGATTTGTCTACTACTTATACTAAAGGTAAAATAGAGAGGTCTTTACCTGTTGATACACAAATAACATCAATAGCTACTTGCTATAATAAAAAGACAGATGGTACTGGAGGAGGTAGAGTATATATTTTGTCAAAAATGAGTAACCAAGTATTCTCTTATGATGTTCAAGTAAAGTATGATGAATGGGAAGAAAAGTCTTTAAATAAAGTTGCTTCAATAGATTTAGTCTTTAGGTCGTTTAAATGGAGTAATGATGATATTACTGGAGATATAGGTGGTGATACAGAGGTATTTGGAGGTTTATCAGAAGCAAGTAGTCCTGCTATAAATTATGCAGGATTATTGTCTGACATAATAGAAACAAAAGCTCCTAATAATACTTTAGACTTTGATGAAACTACAAATGCTGGATATACCGAAGCTATGTTTGATACAAGATTATGGGTTCAGTCGAGGCCAGATGCAGAGGGATTTAGTGAAGGTGATAGGTTTTTATTTTGTGCTTTGACTAATGATACAAATACTGATGGTCCAGATATATTATACTGTGCAGATAGAACCCCTCCAACTACTATGGTAACAAATGTTCTAGTTGGAGGTTATTATGGCTTTACTTCAGGTCCTGGATTAAGCCCTTCAATATCAAAAAGAAGTTATTTTAAACCCTGGATACATAGTAATACTGTGCTTGATAGAATTGCTCCTGTTATAAATTCAGAGGGAGATTATGGAACAGTTATAAATGGTGAAGCATCAGGTCATCATGAGCCTTATATAAATTTTGGACACAATGTAGGTTGGGATGCAGGAGAAGATAATAATAATCAACTATCTATTAAAGTTGCAAAATACGGGTTATTTCAAATGGCAGATAATAATGGTGATGGAATAATAGATGGAACTGGATTAGTTTCTCCTAATGATACTACAATGACAAGTGCTACTGAAGGTCCTTGGGGAAAATATCATCAGCATGTCTGCGGACATGTTGTAGGATTAATAGGAGGTTCTAATTTAAATTGGGTAAAACATTGGGGTAGAATGCATAATGTTAAACATAGTGGATATTTTATTGCGCAATTTGGAGATGGACCACACCAAGATGCTCCAGAATTAATGAAAGCAGATAAGTGTATATTTGTCTCATCTGATACACATTATGGAGATGACCAACCTGATGAAGAGTATACTTTTAATGCTAAAGCTACAGTTGATAGTGGTAAAATGACAGAGTTAACAGTTAATTCCTCTAATGGAGTTGCTGGATTAAATATTGGCGATAGTATATATTTAACACATCCTGAGGTTGCTTCAGTTATAAGTTCCGTTGATAGAAGTAATAATAAAATTACAGTAACAACTATATATTCAGATTTTTCAGCTACCTCTGGAAGTATATATCCTCATGCTATACATCCAGTAAATAGAAGAGAAAAAGGAGGTGTATTAGATGGTGCTGAAGCTTTTCATTGGTCTTTTGATAGTACAGAGCCTTTAAATGGAGATATTTTTACTATAGGTGAAGGTTCTGGTCATTATACTAAAACATATATGACTCCTCCTGCTTATTGGGGAGGTCCAAAAGGAATAACTGGAGATTTTACTCTTAATATAAATCCTGGAATGCTTTGGAAAATAGAAAAATTAAGCTTTAGAGCAGGTGTTATGATTAGGCCATTTGATATGGATGATGAAGACTTTAATGATTTGATTATAGGTAATGGAATAAGTGTAGATATGCCTTGTTATCCTAACCCTATATATCATACAAAACAAAGCACAAATTTACATTATGATGTAGATAATTCAGGTTCTAGCAATGCTTTTGCAAGTAAGTTATTTATAACTTGTCCAATTAAAAATGATGATGAACAAAGGTCTAAAATATATATGTGTGATATGGATTTCTATTATCCTAGTGAAGGATTGCAAATTCCAAAAGAAATATCAGGAAGTGGAGATACTAATAGTTATAATGCTGGAGTATCTTGGGACATACTTATATCAGGTATTATAAAAAGTTATGATGATACTAATGCATCTTCAACTTTAGAAGGAGATAATGAAAAAAGACCTTGTATACATATAGATACAGATGAGATTACTTATGACAGTACTGATGATTTAAGTTTGTTTAATACAGAATCTCAATATAGAGATTTAACAAATTCTTTATCAGGTTTATGTATATCTATAAAAGATGCAACAACTGGTATGGTTCAGACTAGATACATAGTAGGCTCTTTTAAATTAGGCGATAGTACAGGAGATGATATGATAGTTAAAGTCCATTATCCTTTTGCTCATACTCCTGTTGATAATGACCAATTCTGGATATGGTCTCATGCAAATGCAGCTACTGCTCCAATTAGGCTACATAAAACAAAAACATTACCACATGGATTAGGCGATGCTATTCTAAGTGACCCTATTTTAGGTAATAAAATTTATAAGAAAAAAGGAGAACTTAGTATAGCAGATTCTACTGCTATATGTACAGATGCAGACTCTCATAATTTAACAACAAATGATACTATTAAGTTCATAGATATGAATAATGCAACTTATGAAGGAGGTGTTCATAAAGTAGTTGTTACTGGACCTACAACTTTTACATCTACTACTGTTGCAAATGCTACTGGTTCTGCTGTAACAGGTAATTGGATTTTATTAACAGGCAAAAATGAAACTGCAAGTTCTAATCCTTTAACAATGCAATTAACAGCTCCTATTATAAGAACTACTTTTGGTGGTTTAGATATGAGGAAAACAAGGACATATAATGTTGACAGTGTATCAAGCACAAGTTCTTCTGAACAAAAGTTACATATAGATAGCCCTGCTACTCATCTCTTAATTACTGGAGATACTATTACATATGATGCTGGAGGTGGCAATGAATTAGATGGTACTTATAATATTGATAAAGCTGATGCTGATGAGATAGATATTACTACTACAGCTACAGATACTGATTCTGGAACAGTATATACTAATCAATGGGAGGCAATAATATCCGATACTAGTTCTAATGCTAATATGGGAGAAATAAGAGCAGGATTTACTAGCTGGGATAAAGGTGATATTGTTGGTAATGTATTAAGATATGATAGTACTGCTGATGCAGATAGGTATATAGCATATGGAGATTCTTCTATTAAAATAGAATCTGTATCTTTACCAGACCAATCAGGAGATTATTTTCTTGCAAATAACACATATTACTATAAAGTATCTTTTATATATGATGGTTATCAAGAGGGTCCCTTAAGTAATTCTCATTGGGTTTGGACTGATACATTTACAAGAGCTAAGTTATCTTTGACAATTAATGTTACAAATGTAAGTAGAAGATTGACAGCAGTATGTGTTTATAGAAAAGATTCTGTAAATAGCTTATATAGTTTAGTAGAAGAAATTCCTACTGATAGTGGTTGGAATAAATTAGCAGAATCATATTCTTACACTATATCTGATTCAGGCACTTTAGGAGCTACATATGAAGCTAGAAGCGGTATATCAGAGGTATTAGATACTATAAAAATTAAGTATGGAATATCATCAGAACTTGATGGCTATCTATTTGTTGGTGATTGCTCTCATGATAAGATAGAAAATGCAAGTAATTTAATATTTAGGTCTAAACCTGGTAAGTATAGTATCTTTGATTATGCTAATGATTTTGCAACTTTAAAAGGAAAGCCTACTGCTTTTGCTAATTTTAATGGAAGATTGTATACATTTGACAAATCAAACATATATCGTATAAATCCAGAGAGTTTAATAATAGAAGATATATATGAAGGAATAGGTTGTTTTGGAAAAGATAGTTTAGTTGTGACTGAAGAAGGTATGTATTTTGCAGATATAACAGGAGCATACTTTCATAATGGACAAAGACCTATTAAGATTTCTGAGTCAATACAAAAAGGTGGAGCTATAGAGGAATCCTTTGGAGGTACAGATAATATAAGAGATTTAAGTTGGGATACAATTATTAAGAATAATCCAAAAGCTAAGCCTTATGTATTTTATGATGCCAATATAAATTGTGTATTATTTAATGTTGAAATACTAGATAATGATTCTACGTATAATACTCCTCTTTTAAGACAATATATATGGGCTTATAATATGTCTAGACAAGTATGGAATCTTTGGGAATTAGCAGAAGATAGTGAGATAGGTAAACCTTTTACTGGTGATAATGGAGAAGTATTAATACCTATTAATAACGCTATATATGAGAATAGAGGCGGAGCTACTAAGAGAGATTATACTTGGGTTAGTAAAAAGCTAACCATGGATGAAGACTCTATTATGAAAGTATTTAATAAGATAAAGCTAAATGGTTTGTCTGAAGATTTAAACCTAGGAGGTAGTTATTTAGAGAGTAGTGATAGATTGCTTGTCGTTACTAGTACTGGTTCTTTAAGTTCAAGCGATGTAACTTATTCTAAAACAGCAACTGAAAGTTCTGATTACAAACTATCTGGTAGCAATAAGAAAGGTAGATGGGTTCAACTTAAATTAGAAAATGTGAAAGAAGATATAGATTCAATTGGAATAATATTTAGAAGAAAAAGCACTAAGTAATGGCTAAGATATTAACCAAAATATCATCCTTTAATGATGTTCAAAAATCATTACATCAACTAGAAACACTCCTTAATGAGTTAAATAAAAACTTAGGTATAATAAGCTCTATACAAACCTCAATAATAGTATTTCAAGATAATGACACATCTTTAATGACTGCAGCTGCAATAGCTGACAAGATTGAAGGTTATGGTTATTCTACAACAGCAGTAACTAATCTTACTAAAACTGTAAGTGGAAGTGGTTATTCAATAAATTCTAGTACAGGTGATAATATTGCATTAAGTTTAGCTGATACCGATAATTGGGGGTTAATGTCTGATGAGATGTTTGATACTCTCGCAGCAGCAACATCTAATACAGGAACAGTAACATCAGTCGGAACAACGGGAACAGTTAATGGATTAACATTAACAGGTACTGTAACTACATCAGGTAATCTTACATTAGGTGGTACACTTGCTATCAATAATGGGGATTGGAGTGGAACTGCTTTAGCAGATGGAAATATAGCTAGCGCATCTACTTGGAATAGTTTAGTTACTAATGTATCTACTGCATTAAGTGTGGGTACAAACAACACTACTGAACTATCAATAACTTCTGATGGTGGAGCTGACGATGTAACATTACCTGTTGCAACCACTTCTTTAACAGGCGTTATGAATAGTGCAATGTTTGACAAATTAGATGGTATAGCTTCTAATGCTAATAACTATTCACATCCAACAGGTAATGGTAATAATCATATACCTGCTGATGGTTCTGCTGGTCAATTCTTGAAGTATAGTTCAGCTGGAACTGCAGTATGGGCAGCTGATAATGATACAACTTATAGCGTAATGGCAGTTGGTAATTCTTATGCAGCTGGATTAGTTGCAGCAGGAAGTGGAACTCATGGTAGTGAATTTCTTAGAAAAGATGGAACTTGGGTTGTTCCTACTAATACAACCTATAGTGAGGCAACAAGTTTAGCAGAAGGTTTAATGTCTACAGCACATCACGATAAGCTAGATGGTATAGAAGCATCTGCTACAGCAGACCAAACTAAATCTGATATTGATGGATTAGCTATAACGACTGTAGGCACTATCGATACTGGTACTTGGCAAGGTACAGCTATTAATCAAACATATCTTACAGGACAAAGCGGAACAAATACTGGCGATGGAACTTATGGTATTGCAGATACTAATTATGTAAAGATTGACTCATCTACTGTTGCAGATGATGAATATGCAAGGTTTACAGCAAATGGTCTTGAAAGTAGAAGTGTATCAGAGGTTCTTTCTGATATTGGAGCACAAGCATCTGGAAGTTATATAACTGGTAGTGGTTCTTTATCAGCTCAAGATTTAACAGACATAGGAAATTTAAGTGGAACTAATACAGGTGACCAAACATTGCCTGCTAATTATTTAAGAGATGATGCTGACGATACAACAACAGGAACAATAACAGCAGGAGGATTCACTACCACAGGAACTTGGACAATGGACACATCTGCTGGGGGTACTACTGGTATTACAAATATAAATATCACTAATGCCTTTACCGATGATGATGTAACTATTATGTCTGCTGGAGCAATTAAAGAAAAGATTGAAGGTTATGGTTATACAACCAATACAGGAGATATGACAGGTGTAGATTTAACAGGTGGAACAGGAATATCCATTGATTCTGAAACAAATACAACAAGTGGAGCTTATTCATCAACAATTACTTGC